CACTGGTAAAAGATATAATTGCTCAAGCAATCAGATTAGCAGTTATACAGCCTATATTGAGCAGTATATTTGGTGTACAATTTGGTGCTGGAGGAAGTATTACTGGATTTAGCGGAGGCATATTTGGTAAAGCAAATGGTGGCCCAGTAAGTGCTAACAAACCATACCTGGTTGGAGAGCGTGGTCCAGAATTATTTACACCAGGATCTAGTGGGTCAATAACACCTAATGGAGAATTTGGCGGTGGATCAACCACAATAATCAACAATATTACAGCAATGGATACGCAGAGCGTAAAACAAGCCTTAGCAAAACAGGATCCAGAATTTATATTCGGACTTAGTCAAGCAGGTGCTAGGAGGGTACCAGGATAATGAGCCTACAAACAATTATAGATAACGCAACCTTTATAACAATAAAAAGGAAAAAGTTAGCAAGCCAGAGTGTAAGTCGTAGTGGCAGAGTACTCACAGCAGAAGTGGCCAGTGCAGAACCATACAGATTTAGCGTGGGTATGCATGAAGGACTAACATATAGTACTAACAGAGATCTAGTAGAATCATTAGATAGTCTGGATGTTACAGTAGAGAGTACAATAGATATAGGCGGTACAAATAGTGGCCTTAGTTATATCACAGCATATCAGGGCGGTATGAGTGGCAGTCAGGTAAATCAGGTAACAGTAACAAGTGCATCAGCAAGTAATATAGTGTTAAACACCAGTTCTGTATCAGGATCAACACCAGCAAATGCATTTAAGAAAGGTGATTACATACAATTAGACACAAATTACAGATACCCATATACTGTAACAGCAGATGTGGCCTGGAATGGTACTAGCGTCACAGTACCTATACACAGACCATTTATACCACAAGACAGTTATACTGTGAGTGGTAAAGGTATAAATGTAGGTGTAGATGCAGAATGGCATGTAAAAGTAGTCAATAAAGTAGATTATAGTGTAGTACCACATGACAGAATATCCTTTGGTGGAGAATTTGACTTAGTAGAGATAATCAGAAAAGAGGACGGATAATGGCAGTTACTATACCAGAAGTAGATAATAGTAATATAAAACATTGTATGCTTATAGACCTCACGATAGACAACACCACATACTATATCAGCAACGCATACAAAAAGATTACACATAACAGCAACACCTACACAGAACTAGGCAGTCTGTTAGCAGTAGATCAACTCAGAGAAGACATAAAAACCACAAATGGTGATATAAACATAACACTAAGTGGTATTCCTAGTAATCAGGACTATATTGCACTAGTGTTGCAAAACAATGTTAAAGGTGGTAATGTAGTAATAAACAGAGCATTCCTAAATGACGACTATAGTACAAGTAATGTATATCAGCGATATAAAGGTGTAATAACTAACTTCAATATAAGTGAAGATGAAAATATTCTGGATGGAGAACTAACAAATAGTGTAAGTGTTAGTTGTGCCAGCATTGTGACAGTATTAGAAAACAGAATAGCAGGACAACGAACAAATCCCACAGACAGAAACAAATTCTTCCCAGGAGATGATACATTTGACAGAGTACCAGACTTAAACAATGTACAATTTGACTTTGGTAAAGAATACACTGGCGGTACCGGTATAGGTGGTGGCGGTGGAGGCGGCGGTGGCGGAGGCGGCCGTGGTGGAGGCGGTGGCAGAAGAGCCGCAATGAGAAGATAATGAAAGTAAGAAACGCACAAATACAAGATTACGATGATATAAAAAGGCTAATGATAGACTTTGCTAACTTTAATCCTGTAGAAGATTTACAAAATCCACAATATGATTACAATCATGTAAATCGTGTTATAGATCATATTCTTAAAACAGGCATAGCATTAGTAGTAGAACACGACAGGCGAGTAGTAGGTATGTTGTTAGCAACAATACAGGGCGATTTTTGGTTACCACATGTAAAACGCATGACAGAAGTAGCATGGTGGGTAGAAGAAGAATTTAGAGGTACCAGTGCAGGTGCTAGACTACTAAACAGGTATGTTGCAATAGGTATAGAAGCAAAGGACAAAGGACATATAACATCATTCACACTAACAACACTAGCAAGTACACCAGATCTTAAATTACAAGAAAGAGGCTGGGAAGCAATAGATTACAACTGGTTATACAGAGGATAAACAATGGCAGTATTTACAGCAATAGCAACAGCAATAGTAGGTGCAACAGCACTAACAGGATTTGCAGCCACACTAGCCACAAGTATTATAGCAGGTGGTCTAGCATTAGGTACAGCAAAAGTATTAGGTGTATTTAAGCCGCCTAGTCTGGGAGATACCAGCGATCCAGGTGTAAAAATACAATTACCTCCTGCAACAGATAACAAAGTACCTGTTATGTATGGCAGGAACTTTACAGGTGCCATTATAACAGATGCTGGTATATCTAATCAGAATGACACAATGACTTATGTGTTAGTACTCAGTGAAAAAACAGATTCAGGCACATATACTGTAAATGACATATACAGAGACGATACCAGATTGGTATTTGGATCAGGTGTTAGTGGTCATATTGTACAAAGTGTTGTAGATACTAACAGTACTAGTAGTACAAATGTATCTGGTAAATTACGATGCAGAGTATATGCTGGTGGTACAGGTAGTAGTAATCAGATATTTCCTACAACAAACAAAGTAGCCGCTACAACATTACTTCCCACAATAGATAGCAGTACAAATTATTCAGGACTGGTATATGCTGTGTTTGACATAGACTATGATCAGGAAAACAATTTAATGGGACTGGGTGCTATAACATTTGATATAACAAATAGTCTAAGCGAGCCCAGTAATGTAATACTAGACTTTTGTCAGAACAGCAGATACGGTGCAGGTGTTAGTAGTGATGATTTAGATACCGCATCATTTAATGATTTATATGATTACTCTACAGCTCAAGTAGCCTATACCACTAGTGGTGGCGCAGGTGCAACACATAACAGATGGAGTATAGATGGTATGTTTGGTACATATGGTAATGTAAAAGATACTATAGATACTATGTGTCAAGCATGTAGCACATTCTTTACATACAATCCTAAACAAGGTAAATTCAGTGTGGTACCTAACAGAGCCGCAACAACATCAGAAAAAACAAATGCATTTCAATTCAGTGATGATAATATTGTAGGTGCAATAACTATAAGCTCACCAGAATTATATAGTACAGTAAACGAAGTAGAAGCAGAATTTCCACTAGTTGCAAAGAAAGATCAAACAGATGTTGTGTTTATATCTACACCTACTAGTGACAGGAATCCTAATGAGCCAGATAACAAGTTATCAACAAGATATCCTGTAGTAAATGACTTTCCTAGAGTACACAATTTAGCAAATATAGATTTACGACAAAGCAGAGCCAGTACAGTTGTAGAATTCGATGCAGATTATAGTGCTATACAAGTAGATACAGGAGATGTGGTCAAGTTGACGAGTAGTCTGTATGGATATTCCGATAAATTATTTAGAGTAATGCGTGTTACAGAGAAAGAAAGCGAGTCCGGTATGCTGTCTGTCAACATTGTGGGACTAGAATATGCAGATAGTGTGTATGAGCATTCTAATGTGACAAGTGGTAGTGCTGTAAATCTAAGTGGATTTACACCATGGTGGATAAATTATGGTAACAGTAATGTGATTATAGGTAATGTGATTATTATCGATGATATCAGCAGTAATATAGCAGATATAAGAGACTATGGTAATGGTGCTATAGTAGGTAATGTAGATATAGCAAACATATCACATATATCACACACTGGTATAACAGTACCTAGTATACAAATACCTGTAGAGATACCAGATGTGCCAGGTATGGACGAGATAGAAGTAGCAGTTAAAAACAAAACAGCAGAAGATAATGGTAAAACAATAGACTTTACGCCCGTACAAATAGTAAAACCACCATTAGATATAGGTACATTCACTCCTGGTAGCATTGTAGAGGTCACAGTACCTATAAAAGATTTAGGTAGTAGCACAACAGACACAGCCGATGAACCAGAAATACAAGACTATGTGCTAAAAGTAAAAGGCAGTAGCAGTCTAACTGGTACAAGTACACAGGAACCTATAAGTGCGCCTATACCTATAATACCCAAGAACTTTGTAAATCAAACAGCAACGGCACCTTTTGCACCAGGTACTCAGATAGAAGACAGACCTGCAAATAATGTCACAGTTGCAAATGCTCAAGTTACCGCAAATACAGACATAGGATCGCCTGACGCACAAATAACACCAGTAACAAATTATGATATCAGTAAAGTAGAAGAAGGAGATTATAGTATTATAGCAAGTACATTCCCAGGAGGTGCTATAACGCCGGCTAACCCTACATATGATGTAGCATTCAGTGTTATAGGAGACATAACATACGAAGGATTAGATATATCAGTACCATCAGCACCTGTTGTAGTAGACACAAAAACAAAAGAATTTGGTGTAACAGACGGATCAGGTACATTTATAGTAGCCCAAGAGAACTTTATGACAATGACATCAACAAATAAAATATCTATATCTAATGCTGATGCACAATCTTTACCTGGTGCTAATGCTAGTCTTAAATATGTACCTTCACAAGCAAATATAAGTCTGTCAGGCAACTCTACTATGGATATAGTGGCTAATGTCAACCCATCATTACCACCTGTTGTGCCGAGATCCTTTATCAATAACAAATATGATATATTAAGAATTACAAAAGGAGATTTATTCTAATGGTAAATTATATATTTTATAAAACAAGTGATGGCACAATTACTATGCAAAAAACATACAAAAATCTATCTGCGGCAGAAAAAACATGCAGTCTAAATCCGGGTTTAGCATGTATAGAAGGCAGAGTACAAGATATAAACGCTCATAAAGTAAATCTAAGCGATTTAAGTATAGTTGCAAGTACAGATAATATGCATACACCACCTGTAGAAGTAACAATGAGACATAAAAGAAATACCCTGCTTAAAACATGTGATTGGACACAAAATGCAGATAGTCCACTATCAGACAGTAAAAAAGCAGAATGGCAGACATACAGACAAGCACTTAGAGACTTGCCAGATACTAATTCTGCGTCTGCATACAGAGATGTAGTATGGCCTACACCTCCATCATAAGTAAAAATTGCAAGAAAGGATAAATAGTAATACAAAATAAGGCTAATGCGAATACGCATATAGCAAGTTCCGATAGGAGGCGAACATCTATGAAATATCACAATAATTCAACACCTTACCATTACGGGAGAACACTATGAGCGGACGACTGTTATCCTTTAGTCAGTATTTGTCGGGGGCAGATGCAGTAAAAGTTGTAGAGATGTTCCCAGCCGATCAAAGGGCTTTTACTTACAATTTCAATAATGCAGATGTATCAGGATATACATTCAGTGCTGACTTTCAATCACTTTTACTATCAGAAGTAACATACAATACAACAAGTGGAGAGCCTAACTTTGCTACAACTAATGTAAGCGGATATTTTACTAATACAGCAAATGTAAATGCGGCTACATATATCAATACAGTAAGTGCAGGATCAGGACAAGTAACACTAACAATACCAGAAAACAGATATACTGGAAATGTGTTACCTAACGCAAGAGCAAATGTTGTATGTACTGTGTTATCATTTCAGTGGGAAACAACAGATACACCTCCGCAAAAAGCACGCCACAGATATGCAATTTTAGAAAGATTCGATCCTACAGTAGGAAAAATACCAGGCGATCCAGCAGATGAAACGAATTTTGTAGCACTAACATAAGGAGACTGACATGGCTAATGTTATAACAGTTGCCGTAACAGAGTCTAATGTTACAGTTACAGATACACCATTAAATATAAATGTAAGTACTACTGACGATACAATTACAGTTACGGAATCTAATTCTGTAATTACTGTAGCAGATAGTGTATCTAATATAATTGTATCTAATACAACATTCAACACAATTACATCTAATACTGACTTATCTATTGCGAATTTAAGTGTTGCTGGTAATGTAGATGTAGGCGGTAATAGTGAGTTATCTGGTAATGTTAGAGTAGGTAGTAATGCTGATGTAAACACAATGATTACTAATGTAGATGTCCAGACAGGTAAAATTGTCATGGAAAGAGACATCGCACACACAGAATTTAATGGCGCTAGACCAAGACAAATAGATATACAAACAGTAGACTACAATGTTTCTAGTAATGTATATACAACAACTGGGCTAAATAACACAGGTTTAAGAATTGTAGGTCCTGCAGGAGGCAACGCTTCTTATGATGCTATGCCAATTCCAGCAATATCATTCAATTATAGCGATACTATATTCTCAACCGGAGGTTACTCAGCCGCTAATCCATTTAATATTGCATTTGAGTATAACGGTGCTGGTGCTACAGCAGGTAATTTATTACTTAGTTCAGGTGGTGGTTCTGGAATGGCTGGTAACCATAACCGTGTTAAAATCAATACATTTACAGATATAGATGGTGTTTTAACTTTAGCAAATGGTTTAGTAGTAGGCAAAAATAGCCCTGACGCAGAAATTACTCATTCCTTAGACATACTAGCAGGTAATGATATAGGATTCCTAGGAACTCCAAGTACCACAAGAGGTAATATTGAAGGTGTAGGTAACATCAATGCTGTAGGTAATATTACTACATTAGGCACTTTTATAGGTGATGGTAGTGGACTTACTGGAATACCCACAAACGCAGAGGTACAAGCCTTTATACAAGACAATGGATTGGTTATGACTAACACTATAACAAGTGATAGCAACATAACTACCACAGGAGTAGCAACATTTGGTAATAGTGCCACACAAACCCATACATTTACAGGTAATTTAGATGTTACAGGTAATATAGAGGTATCAGGTAACTTAAATTACAGAAATGTAGAAGATTTATATGTAAGAGATCAAAGCATAACACTAAATGCAAATGCGGCAAGTGATGCTACAGTAAGTATAATAGCAAATAGACCAGTAGCAGGCGCTAATACAGTATTGCGTTGGAACGAAACATCAGATGCTTGGCAATTTACTAATGACGGTACTACATTTTATAATATACCCACAAGCACATCAGATTTAGCAGAAGGCACTAACTTATACTTTACAAATGCAAGATCAAATACAGTTAGCAGAGCCGCAATAAGTGTAACAACAAATTCACCTAGTGGTAATGGCTCTTTAAGTTATTCAAATACAACAGGTGTGTTTACATTTACACCAGCAGATACAAGTGCTGGTGGTGGCGGTGGCAATTATGGCGATAGTAATGTTACATCATTACTATCAGGCGGCACAATTAGTAACATCACAATGGATAATGGATTGTTAGTAACAAAAAATGATGCTACAAATAATTTCAAAATAAATGGCTCCTCCATGGAGTGGAATACTAATTTTATAACTCAAGCCACTAGATTAAAACATTTTAGAGATGACACTTATACGGCCGCATCAAACGAATGGTGGAGATATGGTGGCACAATAGCAAATGCAACCGCAGTAACTAACGAAATGCTAGTAAGCACTCAACAATATTATGGTTATGATGGTAGTAGAAGTATAGATCAAACGGCGCCACAAGCAAAATATACAGTATTTGTAGATACAGCAAATGGTGGAGCAGTTGCGGCAAATAATGTGCCTTTAGCCCACGAATTTGTAGTTCAGCCTGATGCTATGGCTGATATAGGTTCTGGTACTTCTGTAACAAAAAAAGCGATGCTAACACTGACAGCAAATGGACATATATATTTTAACAGAGAAGGCGCACAAGGCAATTACGGTTCAACAGCAAAAGCAAATATAGATCCGGATGGTTCTTTTAGCAGTAATGCAAATATAACAGCAGTAGGTAATATAAGTGGTAGTTATATTTTAGGTAATGGATCACAATTAACTGGTATCACTACTAGTGGTGTATCAAACGCACAGGCACAGGCATTTATACAAAGCAGTGGCTTAACAATGACAGCCGCTATAAGTAGCAACAGTCTTATAAGCACAACAGGTAATCTAGACTTAAATATTGCAACATCAGTAGATAATCTGTATGGTGTGCGATTTGATAGTGGCACAAACAAATTCATAAGTTCTCCTAACATTACTTCAGAAGCACCTACTCATTTTATTACAATAGAAAAAGAAAGCACAGACTTAGAATTAATCAGAAGCAGAATAGCAAGAACAGGCGCAAACGGAACCAGATTATTATTTGAGAAGTCAGAAGGCACATTAGCCAGCCCTGTTGCATTAGGCGATTTTGATACTATATGGGAAACAGAATATTCAGGGTGGGACGGAAACAAATACGAGAATTCATTTGGAACGCATGTATTTCAGGACAGGGAAACATCAGTAACAAGTGCTGACACAGTTCCATTAGCATACGAATTTTATGCAAAACCAAGTGGAGATACAACATCGAATGATATATCCATAATGAGTCTGCATAGTGATGGTAAAATTGTATTTAACGATGTTGGCGGAACTCGTGGATTTAATGACAAAACAGGTACAGCAAATATTAGCAGAGATGGTAGTATTGTAAGTGCGGCAAACATCACAGCAACTGGTAACATAGCAGGTAACTACATTATAGGTAATGGTTCTCTGTTAACAGGTATAACAGGCGGTGGCTCCGGTATATCTAATGCTCAAGCACAAGCCTATATACAAGAAAATGGCTTGGCAATGACAAGCAACCTTACAAGTAATAGTCTTATAAGCACAACAGGTAATTTGCAAGTAAATGCAGATACAACAAGTGCTATTGGCATGAAAGGCTTAACATATAGAAGTGATTTTAATTTATTAGGATTAGGAACAACAGCCGCTAACACAGGTTTAGATATATTATGTGATGGGAATCAATATGCGGCAATATTCTTAAGAGAAAATGCAGATACTTTCTTTGGTCCTGATTTAAGCACATATAAAGCCAGAGGATCAGTAGCATCGCCTTCAGCAGTAAGTGTAGGCGACAGAATGATGGAATTAAAACCTTCTGGATACAGTGGCTCAGGCTATATAAACAGCATGGGTCAAATAATGTATGTGGACTCTACTAATGCTATAAGTAGCACCAGTATGCCCATGGGCTTTAGTTGTGAAGGATACAAAGACGGTGATGTGTCAGGCGGCACAGGTTATGCCAGCCTTATGAAATTAAGAGCAAACGGTGACTTACAAATAGGGTCATTAGGATTTAATTCCGGTAATACCGCTCCTAATTTTGCAGTAACACATGGCGGAACAGTATCAGCAGTAGGTAATATTACTACTACAGCAAATATAAGCGGAAATTATATATTAGGTGATGGATCACAGTTATCTAATTTACCAAGTGGTGTATCAAATGCTCAAGCACAAGCCTATATACAAGAAAATGGCTTGACAATGACTAGTGTTATTAGTAGTAATAGCAATATTACAACTACAGCAAATATAAATGCCGCTGGAGGTACACTTACCGGCGTAGTAACAAGTGATTCAAATATAGAACTTACAGATGCTTTCTTTGTAGGAGACTTAGACGGCGCAGTAGTTCAAGATGTTAGAAATGAAACAGGTTCTACACTAAACAAAGGTAGTGCAGTATATCTAACAGGTAGTGCAACAGGAGATACTCCACATGTTGCATTAGCAGATAATTCTAATTCAAGCCTTATGCCTGCAATGGGTATAGTGTATGAAAACATTGCGAATGCAAGTGTAGGACAAGTAGCAACATCAGGTGTTATAAATTATACATCACACGGCTTTACACAAGGAGCAGATTTATTTGTTAGTACAGGCGGTGCTTTAACAGAAACAGCACCTACAGGAGAAAGTGCAGGCATACAAAAAATAGGTAAAGTAGTAAGTGCAAATCACATACTAGTATCTGGCGCTAGCCGTGTAAACGCAACACCTAATTTGAACGCAAACAGTATCTTTATAGGTAACAGCACTAATCAGGCTACAACAGTAGGACTAAATTCATTATCAAGTAGCATCGTTACAAATAAAAGACTGGAAGGTGACAGATTTGCTGGT